CCTCGAGCAAACCAATATTTCTGAAGTGCTTTTACTAGAACCTCAGAGATCGCATGCTGCACATATTGCATGCATACGGGTTCAGCACCAATGATTCTGGGTGCTTTCAATGTTTTCGGAACGGCAATGACTCTAACAGGGTCTTCGTCGTCCGAATGCACCATCTCGACATTCTCGAGCTCCTCAGACTTGACATCAAACTGCCCACTTGACAGTGAGTAGCCTGTACCAAGAAGAGGGAAATAAGGCTCGAGACGATGGTGCCAGCGACGCCAAGAATATTTCCGATTTCCGGAAATACGTTCGGCGGTGCTGCCGGGACCGTGTTTAGGGAATAACTGATCATGGCGTAAATGAACCATGAGGTTATCCCAAAGCACAGAAGACACAATCTTAAATAGATCGTCATCTTCTTTCGGCAACGGGAACAAGTTGAAAGCCTGCTCAATTTGGACGAACCCCTCCATCGCCTTGGCCGTCCTCGCGGACGTACAAGGAAGCTTAATCTTTTTGAAGGCAAGGCAAATTTGCCTAACTCCTTCAACGAGTTTCGCATAACGGTGGGGGTAAGAAATAACATCGCCCAAAATCCTTCCTGTCTCTTGATCGAAAATTTGATTGGTCATACCTTGCAAAAATGCAGGGATTGACCGGGACTTACGAAAACTTCGAAAGTCCTTTGAATCGACATACCCTTGTGCTAAGCTTTTCTCAAAGTCAGCACAAAAGTTTGGAAGGGTTATCGTTAAAAACGATAGTCCTTCATTTTCGATCCGTGATCTTATCATCTTTAGATCACGATCAGAGACCTTCGTAGCGCAATTCGCAACAACCTCCTTTAGGAGAGTTGTTGCTACCTCCAGAAAGTTACTTACGTGGCTTTTCAAGTTTCCTCCTTTCGGAGGTTATACTTCCAGCCCCGTAGCTTTCACACAAACAACAGAACATGATCAGTTGGCGGAACTACGTTTCACCAATTTGACCTGAGGTTTCGGTTGTCCTTTATGGTCAGCAGTACGAGAAAGTTTCTCATGGAAGTCAGCAACATCGATCGGATTTTGGTCCGAACCGACGAGTTGGTCTCCAACCGCTGAAAGAAAACCGCGAATGAAATTAGCGGAATTCCTACGACCGACAACGACTTTGGAAAGTTTTCCTACGTCGATGCCTGATTCGCCGAGCTCAGCAGCTAAAGCTGTCTGAGCTACGGTAGACAGGAACTTTTTGAGTTTAAGACTCATCAGGTACCTCCTTAGGTAAAAGGGTTACGATAAAACGAACCTCAGTTATAGCCTCATCCTTCGTTTCAAATTCAACGAAGGGTATTGCTAAACATGGGTCAATTTTCGTCACGAGGTCAAAGAACTGATCCATCATCTGTTCTATACGAACGGTGAATGGAGAAGTCCTAAGACCAGGTGATGGGTAATCATCCATCACGACTCCTTACCAATGAGTTTGCCGATCATGGTACTGTCAAGCCAGGTTTTAAGACCGGTAACGTCGTTGATCAACTCAGTGTTGGTAAAACCAACTTCTGGACGATCAAGTTGTACCGACCACAGAGCGTTGTCATAATCATTGACAGAAGTCAACGGATCAGTGACAACCTTTTTGTGGTTGAATGCCACAAGCGACACAACGCGGATCTTTTTATCGACCCGCTTTGATCGGTGCCGAATGTCGAGACTATAAGTCCCGTCAGACAACACGTATTGAGAGTGAAGACTCTCGTTGATGATACGTGGCATAACCTGAGCAACAGCATTAACTGTTATTGTTTGTGGATCTGAAAGCATAAAGGGTTAACCTCTTTTGGTATGAGTGTTAGCCCGTGGAGTTGAACTAGATTACTCAAGTCTAATTCGGAACTATGCACCACGGGAAATAAATCCTGAGTCGCGTCGGGTTATCCCGATAGCGCCCAAGATTGCCCATTGACGGGCCGACAAGTTCGACCACGTCAGGTCAAATCCGTACGGACTATCTGCCACCTTCCGCTGTTTCTTTTCAAGTTGGCGTTGCCACTGAAAAGTGCGGGGCCCAGACCAAGCATTAAGTACCGAAGTTTTCGTTACATAGCGCTCGGTCTGTTTCATGATGTACAGATATCTGGACACAATTCCGTCATTGACAAACTCATCATGGTGCTCAATAAAGTCACCTACATGAGTAAACCAATCGACGGCCCATGTCCAAGGAGTAATCTTCCACAAGAGTGTCGGGTTAACTCGAAGTCCATAGATAGTTAAGAGCTGACGGACGCGAGTCCAATCAGAATCGAAACCTTCTAAGGACGAATCGAATTCCGGTCGGTAATACTTAAAAGAGCCAACAGCCCAAACACGAGTTGTCTTACGCTCGTTGATGGTGCATGAGCCCTTAGTAGTAACACCGTTAAACGAAAAGTCTTTGAGAAGATTCTGGAATCTGAAATCAGATGAACTCGGCATTGTTGCCGAGCCAGCAATTTTCCCAAGTTCTGTAATCGTTTCACTCTTTTCTAGAACACTCTTCCTCCTCATCCAAGTATTGTTGAACACTATAGTGTCAGCAATATACTTGGTAGCGTTATCGTAAAGATCAAAAAGCTTCACGAGATCGCCAATAAAAGGAGCCCATCCAAATTCGTGATTCAGGAAATTGTCTGCAACCGATCTAGGATGCATGACAGTCCCAGCATACCCGCCACCAAAGGATCTCCAAGTATTATGTAGGAGATTCGCTGAGGTTTCGAGTTGGCCAGGCAGGTCCTTAAGTTCATAAATGAACTGGGCCAGACTGGTCCTGGACACGTGGGGCTTGGTTTTATCCCAAGCGAGAGTGTCATATCCGGAAATCGTCGGTATGTTGCTGTCGAAATAAGAAGTGGTCGTGTCATTGGGCCACGTTCCGTCATCAACAATTAACCCTGAGTATTCATCTCGAGCGAGCCCATTGAAAAATGGGTTCCCGACAGAAGACATCTTCAGGGAACCGATCGATTGTGCATTCGGAAGACGGTACTTTAACGCTGCAAACGGTCCTCCTGACCTATACGGGGGTCCTGGGTTTAATACATCCCAGCACCTTTGTAAGGTTTGAGAGTCCTTTGGAGTACCCGTCGACAATATTTGTGTCGTCGACGAAAGGTTCCCACTCGAGTTGTAAGATTTTAACAACCCTAATTGGGATCCAGCAGAGATTTTTCTCCCCCTCTGATCGCCATAAAACTGGCGATTTTCAGGTGGGACAATCTCTCTGTACCTTGAGGGCGAACTTCTGACCTTGTATCCCGTCTGCTTCCTCCGCTTGACTTTGCGGGAGAAGCGTGAAGGCTTACAAGACAGTACAACACGGCCGCCATGCTTACTGGTGTATAAAGTTAAAACACCAGTACACTTGCTACCGGTTCTACGTTCGTATTCCTCGTTCCAAGCAGTATCTTCCGATACATCCTTTAAGGATCCGGGCATAAACAACTCCTCTTTCTGGATTGAGAAACGCGCTATTAACACGTCTCAGATACCCC